ATTTAGATGATAAAGAATATATCATTGAGGATATGACTGACGAGCAAAAGATGATGGTAAATCATATAAACGATATTCAGAACAAACAGAATAGCAATCAGTTTATAGCTGACCAACTAGCTGTTGGTAAAGAAGCGTTTATTAAGATGCTTAGAGAATCATTAAACTCTGAGGAAGAATCAGAGTAATGTTGATTAGAAGGTGTGCTCAGGGTCACGATATTAAGGTATATAGGAATACTACTCCGGGTGCTACTCGTACAAAGAGTTACCCAGATGGTACAACGGAGACCCTGACATACCCTTCGTCTTATAAATACTTCTTAGTTATAGATGGTGAAATAGAAAGAAGAAGTAATAGTTGGGAAACAATAGAAGAATTATATGTTAGTAAGTGTGAAGATAAACATACCACTAGTAATGGTAGGGTAATTATTGGTAAGCATAAACTAGTAAACCATGTAATAACAGAATTAGGAAGTTAAAATGTCTTTATATAAATACACAGAAAAAGAAGCGGCTAATCTATTGATAGGTCAAAATGGCTTTGATGTAATAGCTGAACACGATACTACTGTTGTAAATCCAGATACTGGTTCTTGGGTTGCTATACAAGCTTTAGGAAAAGACTCTAGCGGAACTACAGAGTTTTTAAAAATAAAAGTTACTTCTAATATTGGAGACAATATAGATTCATTTGTTAACTTAATTCCCGGTGAGATACTTTATGGTAACTTTAGTGGGATTGTAAATCATACAGATTCTACAGCGGTATGCATAGCCTACAGGGGATAAGAAGAACTGAAAGGCTTAAGAGGCGGTTTATAAATCCTAATAAAAAAACAGGAGTATGGGCATGGATAAAGCAAAAAATAGAAAAGATTTTAAAATTAAAAAATTAGATAATGGAGATTTTGAAGTTGTTAGTACGAGTTATAATATTAGGGTGTATTACACTTATGTTAAGTAGTTGTTCTAATGGTTGGTCTGTAGGCAATTTAGATGTTCACTCAAAGGATTCTATGTATACTTTTGTAGAAGTATTAGACCAAGATTCAACATCTCATTTTTACTCAGACCATATAAGATTTGATAGAGATATGTGGTGCTTTGTTCACAACCAATGGGAAGTAGTAAGGAAGAAATGAGTGAAGAGGTTAAGACAGCTAGAAGCTATAGAGGTGCTATTGTCGATGACAACGCTGTTATTTCTATCAATATCAGATGGATATTTCAAGGCATTGCCCTTATTGGTGCTTTGGTCTATGGTTACTATAGGGTTGAGACTAGATTGGAATTATTGGAAGATAAGTTGGCTAAAGCTGATAAGCAAATTGGGGATTTACTTAGTAAACATATCGTGGAAGAAAGGGCTGAAAGAGCAGAGTTGGCAGAAAAGGTAGCCTTTTATGAAAAAGAATTTAATATTAATCCTTTAAGCTGGGGTAAAAGGAGAAAGAAGTAATGGATATGATGGCAATATATGGCGAAGCAGGAATGATAGGTATATGCGGAGCATTACTTGTTTATTTAGTTATGTCATTGTCAAAAAAATCAGAAGCGCAACAAGAGTCTTTAAAAGAATTAGAGGTGGAAAACAAAGGTCAATCTGAAAGTATTAATAATATGGAAGGAATGATTATAAAACTTATATCAAGATGGAACGATAGTGATGCTGTTAGAGATAGAAGGTATGAGCAGATGATGGAAGCAGTAAGTGATTTAGAAAAACAACTATCAAGAATGGATGGCATTATGAGTCGTATGAACGGAAATGGAAGACACTAATGAATAATGAAGATTTAAGAACGCATCTAACAAGACATGACGAAAGGTTGAGAAATATATATTCTACACTAAATAGGATAGAAAAACATTTAGAAAGACTTAACGGTAAAGTAGATAGGCACGAAACCGATATTGCTAAAGTGCAAGTATGGGGTGGAGTTGCTTTAGTAAGCTTTCCAATAATCGTAAACATAATAATGAGGTTTGTATAATGTTAAAGAAAATGATAGCAGATGAATTACTAGGAGATTCAACAAAAGATGAGTTGATTGACGAGATTAATAAAGCTGTTGATATTCCTATTATATCTGAAAAAACAGAAAAGGCTATACTAGAAGCTCTTTGGAAAATTATCAAGAAAGTTTTATTAGCTAAGTTAGGTGTATAGTGCCTGCTAAGAAAGACCCAAGGTTAAAAAGAGCAGGGGTGTCTGGATTTAATAAACCCAAGCGCACTCCTAGTCACCCTAAAAAATCTCACATTGTTGTAGCTAAAGAAGGGTCTAAAATTAAAACAATTAGATTTGGTGAGAAGGGTGCTAGTACAGCAGGTAAACCAAAAGCTGGTGAATCTAGAAAAATGAAAATGAAAAGAAAATCGTTCAAAGCTAGGCATAGAAAAAATATAGCAAAAGGAAAAATGTCTGCGGCTTATTGGGCGGATAAGGTTAAGTGGTAATATGAATAAAAAAGTTAAAGCTCCAAAGGGTTATCATTGGATGAAGTCTGGTTCTTCTTACAAGTTAATGAAGCATAGTGGTAAGTTTAAGTCTCACAAAGGTGCTAGTCTTATGGCTGACTTTAAAGTCCAAATGAAACATTCAAAAGCTAAAAAGAAATAATGGCTTCGGCTACTAAGACAAAACCAGCATTATGGAAACGAATTGTTTCAAGTGTAAAAGCTGGAACTAAAGGTGGAAGGAAAGGACAATGGTCTGCTCGTAAAGCTCAATTAGCAACAGCAAGGTATAAAAAAGCTGGCGGTGGTTACAAAGGAGCAAAGTCATCTAAGAACAGTTTATCTAAGTGGACTAAGCAAAAGTGGGATTATGTTAGTAAAGGTGATAAGAAGAAACCTAAGAAGAAACGTGGTCGTTACTTACCTGAGTCAGTTAGGAAGAGTCTTAGTCCTTCTCAAAAAGCAAGCACGAATAAAGCTAAAAGAAAAGCTTCAGCAAAAGGAAAGCAAAAAGCTAAGTATAGTAAAGCTGTAGCTAGAAAAGTAAGGAGAGCATAGTGTATAAATTTGGTAGGAAAAGTAAAGAAAGATTAAAAGGGGTAGACGCTAAATTAGTTAATGTTCTTAATGAGCTTATTAAGATTATGGATGTTACTATAATAGAAGGCTTACGTACAGAAGAAAGACAAAAAGAGTTACTTAAAAAAGGTGCTACTAAGGTTAAATACTCTAAGCATATGGAAGGTAAAGCTGTAGACTTAGCTCCTTATCCTATAGATTGGAAGAATAGAGATGGGTTTCATTATATGGGTGGTATGATTAGAGGAATAGCTAAACAACTTAATGTTAAAGTTCGTTGGGGTGGAGACTGGGATTCTGATGGTGATGTAAAAGACAATGGCTTTGATGACTTAGTCCACGTGGAGATACTTGATTAATGCCTAAACAATTATATACTATAAATAAATTTGATGCTGGTATAAATACAGTTAAGGACGCAAGAGATTTAATAGAACCAGAGTCAAGTGCTATAACTAATATGGCAGTTGATGCACAAGGAAAAATAAAATCAGCAGGCACTTTAACTGGACACCTCTCTAATCCTTCTGATGTAGATGGTAGCAATCTTACAAAATATATATCTAGTCATACTGCAAGACTTGAAATAGGTACAAGTGCTCCGGGTACAGCTACAGGAAGACTTAATCTTGGAGGAGGATATAACTTTTTTTACTTTGAATCAGACCATAGTATTTTTGATGACATAGATACTACAGGTAGTGAATTTACTGTAGGAAGTGCTGATGAAAATATAAGTTTTGGCAACCCTCAAAATACAGCAGTAGATGGAGTAGCAACTTCAAGCTCTGCTGATATTCCGGGTGCAGGGTCTACGGAGTAATATATGGCTTTAGCTGTACTTCCATCAAAATCATTTATTAAAATAACTAAATCTGGAACAGCAGATTACTGGACTTCTAATTTTGGATTCTTAGTAGGAGATGTAATAACTGTTACTGGTAGTAAATTTAATGATGGTGTTTATCTTGTATCTGGTTTTATTCAACAAGGTGGTTCTCATTATATGATGGTTATTGGAAAACCTATTGTAGATGAAACATCTTTTTCTGTTAATACAGATGTAAATCATAGCAATGGAGATACTACAATAAATATTGTAGATAGTCCCGATGTTAGGGTAGGTCAAACAATTACAGGTAATGGAATACCTTCAGGAACTGTAGTAAATTCAGTTACTGGAACTGAAGGAGTTGATGTAAGTGCAGTTGTCATTTCTAAAGCAGTTACAAATCTAGGTTTAGGAGATGGAACAGCTCCAAAGCCTATGACATTTACAACTTCTCCAGACGGAGCATCAACATCAGTTAGGATAAAAGCTAAAAGAGCTACGGGAGACAGGTTGTGTGCCTTTGGAGATGCGGCTAATAATAATGTAGATGTGTGGTCTTTTAATAAAGTAAGTAATCCTGCCACAACAGATGATGGTTGGGTGAATGAAGAAATAAACACAGCTATGATTTCACCAGCTAGTGAACACGTTTCTACATCTCAATTTATATTTACATTTTCTGATGAAGTATTAAGGGTAGCTGATATAAACATAGAAAACAATTCAATACTTAAATGGTATGGTTATATACAAATGAATCAATTCGCAACTGCAAATGATTCAGTTTCCTTAGCTTTTAATGGATGGTATGAGCATCCTGCCTACTTAGAAAGACCGGCTTCAATAACAATGGCGAGCTCAAATCAAAATGCAGTAGATACAGATAGTCACTACAATGTTTTAAATGATATAGTAGAAAACGAAGTAGGAACTGATGCTTTAATTAATGACTCAAATAACGTAACTGCAATAACTCAAGACACTCTTACTTTTGATACTGGTGGTTCTGCTCCTAGAACAGCAAATCATTTTTTTGAAATGGGTCAAGTATACTCAGTTCTTTCTCGTTCTTCTGAAAAACCAGAATGTTTTATGGTTAGAAAAACAGCAGAAGGTAGAAGTGATACAACACCTGTAAAAGTATATCGTGGTTATGGAGGCACTACAGATGCAGAAATAGCTGATAATAGTGGAGATATATATAAAAGAGGACTAGGTTGGAATATAGGAGTTATACAAGGAGCAGGGTCAGGTACTTGGGGAGCTAAACAGTATGAATTTTTTCAAACATTTATTTATGATGAAAATCAAGAAAGTAGACCTAGAAAATACGGAGGAACTTTAACAACAACAGATGAAAATAAAGCGTTAAAATGTACAGTATACGCTGATAGGTTTTATAACGGTAGAATAACTGGTGGTAGAATATATATAAGAGAGGCTGGTAGTGATAACGATTTAATTTTATTTGCAGATATAGATATAAGGCTTGGTGCAAGAATGACTCTTGATGGTAGGTATGTACCTTGGGTAAAAAGAGTTGATACTGATGCTAATCATACTGAAAACTCTGGATATTATTCAGCTACTAGTTCATCAGAGGGATTAAAATCTACCAATCCTAACTTTGATACTTATAAAACTCTTAACGGTTACTCTGAAGAAGTAAAATTTAACTCAATAGGCAAAGAAAAAGAATTATACAAAGCTTCTGTTATAGCAAATAGAAGACATTTCATAGCAAATGTTAGAATTAAAAACAATGGTAATACTAAGAAAACTCACGGTGATAGAATAATGTTTAGTGAGTTAGGTAAGTTTGATACATTTACTGAAGATAATTTTATAGATGTTTCTAGAGGAGATTATGGAGAGTATACTGCCTTAGAATCTTTTGCTGATAAGTTATTAGCTTTTAAACATAATACTACACACATATTAAACATATCAAGTCCTACTCCTTCTGGTTGGTTTTTAGAAGAGAGTATTAAAAACTCTGGAGTTTCTTTTCATTATAGTATGACTAAGACTGAGTTTGGAGTTGTATGGGCAAATGAAAAAGGATGTTTTCTTTACAATGGTGCTGACACAATAAACTTAACTAAAAATAAATTAGGTATATTTGAATCTACTAACTCTGATATACCAGTTTGGTCTGATTTTGCAAATGGAAACCTTCACGCTAAAGATGTTATGTGTGGATACGATGATATAAGTAATCAACTAATAGTAATGAGGTCTCCTTCAGACTCAAGTACAAATAGTAATCAATGTTTTATATATGACTTTGATACAAAGGCTTGGACATACAATACAAATTTATTTACAGATAGCCATTACTATACTAATTTTATAAAAGATTGGAATAATAGTTTAGTAGTAGGAAAAGAAAAAACTTCTACTGTTGTTGAGTTTAAAAAATACAGAGCAAATATTAGTTCTCAAGGCAATCAATCTATAGTCACCAGAGATATAGATTTTGGTAACGTAGGTTTAGTTAAAAAAATATATAAAGTAATAATAACTTATAAGTCAAATACCGACCAACTAACTCCTTTAAAGTTTGCAATAAATGGTACTGGTAGTTTTTCTAATTTTTCTACAGGTTCTAATATAACACCTGCAGGTAATGATTCTGGAGATTTAGATGCTACATCTAATTTTGATATAGGAGTTTTCAAAGCAGATAACATAGTAACTTGTCAAAGTATACAGTTTAAAATAGATTTACCAGATACTGGTACTTTTGAGGTAAATGATATAACTATTCAATATAGAACTTTAAGAGTTAAAGAAGTTTCATAATGAGAAATCACCGTAAATATCTAACTAATAAAAAACAAGATGTTTTATATTCTAGTGAAGAAATGCATTTAGGTAATATGGTAGATGGTCAAGTATCTGTTTCAAATAATAAAAGTTCTCAACCTAGTTTAAATTTAAAAAAGAATAACTTACTTTACAAAGTAAGCCTTTCTCCAGATGGTAACAGGTTTGTAGATAAAAAACTTACTACTAATTCTTTAGAATACACAAATACATTTATAGACTATAGAATATATAAACATAATTTTTCTGATAATATCTCAACTACAGAGCATTTTATACCTTGGCAGGGAACAGGGGAACAAACAGGAATGGATGATGCTACATCAACTCTTCTTGTTCCATTTAAAATGACTTGTCATAAGATATTATTTAGACCAGAATCATTTGATACACCTACTGCCAACTTTACTTTTAAAATTAAAAGACAAGATAGTGGTGATGCAACCGTAGATGAAGTTGCTAGCTTTACATATACAGATACATTTGTAGATAATACAACAATAGAAATTAAAGCATCTGATTTTAATAATACACCCGTTGTAGACGTAGGAGCTAAAGCATCAATAAGCATACAAGCAAGTGCAAACCCTCACGGTTCATCTAAAGATTATTATATAACCTCTGTATGGAGAACTGAAATAACAATATAGGAATTACTATGTACGATAAAAAGAAAACAATTAAAGGATATATGGGCGGTGGATATATGAAGCCTATGAGTTATGCAAATGGTGGATACATACCCGGACTATCTTCAAGTAGATTTGGTTTAGGTTTAAGAAGAGACGCAAGAATAGCCGAACAAGAAATTGAAGAAAATGCAAAAAAATTAGAAAAAGAAAAAAAGTTTAGAGGCTTACTAGGCAAACTAGGTAGTTTTGGTGGAAGCTTAGTTGGTGGGGCACTAGCCGCACCTACTGGGGGATTATCTGTACTTGCTGGTAAAGCTATAGGAACAAGTTTAGGTAAAGTTTTAGGTGAGATAGCAGGTGGTTCTTTTGTGGATACTGAAAATCTTAAGGAGTCTTCTACTGGTTTGTATAAAGATGATTTTGAATACCTAAAAAAACAAGGGGAAAAAGCTCAAGACTTTGGTAGTTTAGTTGAACGTTCTATTGGAAGTGGTGCGGCTACTTATGCTGGAGGTAAATTTACAGAAGGACTTGGTCGTGCTAAAGATTATTTTACAGGAACAAAACTTGACCTAGGAGAAATTGCTGGTGAAGACCTACTTACAAAAGATGGATTAGCTAGAACTACTGGGATAGGTGGAGATAGTTTTGCAGAAAGAGTTAGGAGTCAAGCGTTATTAGATAATCCTGAACTAGCAGAAGAATTTTCAGGAGCAGGTCTTGATTTAGTAGATATGCCAGAAAGTGATTTTTTAGATACTATAGGTAATGTTGCAGGTGAAAGTTCTCCTAAACAACCTCAAGGACTTGGTTTTTCTAATGCTCCAATGGCTGATATGGAAGCAATTTTAAGTATGGCTAAAACAAAAAATATGATGTCTGATGAAATGAAAGAAAGGGTAAATACTGGAGCTGCTAGTCTTTTACCCCCTGAACCTAGGACTCGTTCTGAAATGCTTATGGCTAGAAATAAAAATTTAAGAGAAATGTTCGGAAGTGTTGGAAATGCTTATGACCAATTACCCTTTGATTATTTAATGGATTTATCTCCTTATGAATATGATATTAGAGGTCAAGCTAAGGGTGGATACGTAGAAGAATATAAAGATGGTGGTATGACAAAGAAAAAAGACATGGGGTATTTTGATAGGGAGTTTCCTGAGGATTCTTTTAAAGCTATAATACAAGAAGCTGTTTATAAGGGAGAGCTAGACCCAAGAGAAGGATTGCAACACATACTAAATAAGCAACAAAAAGATTTTATGAAGTCTAAAGGTGACACTTCTAATGCCTTGTATAAAAGATTACAAGAGGCTGGATATAGTAAAGGCGGAAATATAGAAGAATACGAACACGGTGGATTAATAAATATAAACTCATATGCAAGGAGGATTCTGTAATGCCAGATACAGTACCAGCAATGTTAGAGCCGGGTGAATTCGTTATCCGTAAAGATGCCGCTGAAAAAATAGGAATGAAAAACTTAGAAATGTTAAACAACGCAGATAGATTAGAAAATGGTAACTCAGCTATAGACGAACTAATAGCTCTTAGTACACTTAGTGGCTCACAACAAATGATGGGCGGTGGAGATGTAAAGAAGATGCCTCAGTCTGGATATATGCAAGAAGGTGGTAGTGTGGATGACCCATTGGAAATAGATATGAGAATGAGGTCAAATAATGTACAGGCTATAGGCGTAGCAAGACCAAGACCAGACTCTGAAGAAAATATATTAAGAGACTTAGCTAAGATGCAAAGAGATATAAAGCTACTTCAATTTGTAAAACCTAGGTATCCAAAATCTAGTTCCTTTAATGAGTATAGACGTATGAAGGAAGAGTCTGGTGATATGATGAGTATGGAAGAAATGATGGAGGTTTTAAATAGAGCGGCAGGTGCTACTCAAAACAAGTTTAAAATACCAGAAATGCAAAACGGTGGCTCAACTTATACCTATGGTTCAGGTCAAACAGAAATGCCTAATATTGCAGATGTTTATGAAGCGGCTGGTTATATGCCAACTAATGAACAATTAGAAAAATTTCAAAGTCAATTTTTATATGACCCTAGTAGGGAAGAAGCTAGTGTAGCAAGTTATCTTTCAAATGTTGCAAACGTAAGTTCTCAAGCTGGCTCTGCTTTAGAAACAGCAAGGTCTTCTTCTCAAAGTGCTGGTTCTGGCTTTGCCGGTTTTGGAGAAAGAGAAAGATTAATGTCTGATGCTGGAAGTAGAATACAGGAACAAGGTGTTAGAAGTCTTGAATCTGCTCAAAGAAATTTATTTGAAGATATAAGAACTCAAAGAGAACAATATTTACAAGAAGCAGGACAAGCATTATCTCAACTAGAAGGTGCAGGAGACCAAGAATATAACATACCCGGAGGCTCTGGTGTATCTTCTCCTCCCGGATATACTGGAGGTCAACCACAAGAAGGTCAGTACTTTACAGGAACAAACAACATTAGATATGTTTATTATAATGGCTCATGGAGGCAAGGTTAGATGGCAAGAATCTTAACAAAAAGCAATAGACCTATAGTAATTCAAGAACCTCAAAGTGGTCTTGACACATTTCTTACAGAGATAGCTAAGTATGCTAGTCCTGAATACCAACAACAAAGAAAACTAAATGAACGTGCAGATGCTAGGTTTGAACTAGAAAAGCAACAAGTTAGTGACGCTAGGCAGAGATACATTAATCAACAGGCTGAAAAAAATCAAGAAAGAATCCTTGAGCAAAAAAGGTATAATGAGGCAAAAAGAATACAAGATGGAGAAAGAAAATATGTATCAACTAATAGACTTAAAAAAGAAATAGATGAAGAATTAAACAGCCTTCCTATTTCTAGCTTCCAAGAAGATGGTAGCGTTAATACTTTTAACTCTATTATTAAAAGCATAATACCATCTGAAAGCAATGATGAGTTTGGAATAGGAGATGTAGGTATTGAATATAGTCAAAATAAATACAATAAAAGGAAAATGTTATCTGATAATGCTTACGCTCAAGCAGATATATATAAACCTAATTTTCCTGAACTGACTAGAGACCAGTTAGCTAAGTCTATAGTTAGTGGTGATGTTGTTGATTTAATATCTAATAAAATAGATAAGCAGGGAAGTTTAACTGATATTGAAAAAGATAAATTAAAAGGTTTTAATAGTAGTATAAAAGAAAATCTTGAAATAATTTCAAAGGCTCAAGAAACTTTATATGAACTAGACCCAGAAAAAGACGAGGCTCTTTTCAATTCTATTTCATCAAGTATTAATACTTATAGGAACGATATTAACGCACTAAATAAACAAATAGACTCTATATACTCTAATGCAAATCAAAAAAAGTTTTCAATCGTTGATGATAGTGCAGATTTTTCTGGAGCTAATTTAAACCTTGATGATGAAGATTCATCTACTGTTCCTATGTATTTAATGGATAACGAATCTTTTGCACAGCTAGAAGATGAAGAAAGTATTTTTGAAAGTGAAGAGCAGGAAAACCAAAGGTTAAATAGTAATATAACTAATTTATTAGCTATTGAAGATGAAAGTCAAAATAATGATACTGTTTATTCAGATAGATTAGATGAAAGTGCTCCTCCTGCAACAGAAGAAGGAGTATTAGACTTAGTTGAAAGTAGAGAAGACGGTGAGAAACTTAATGTTCCTAGAAATATATTAGACAGTTTGCTTCCTCCGGGTTTAAAAGCAAATCAAGAAGAAGAAAAAATTTCTCCAGATGGAAGAGAAAGAGTTGGTTTTAAGAAAAAAGAAGTAACTCCTTTTAATAAACAAATACCTACCTCTCGTAGAATGAGAAATCCAAACATAGGCTCAAAAGATTTAAGGAAAAAAATAAAAGACATAAAAAGAGATTTAAGATTTGTAAGTGATGACCCTAAAAAAAGAGCACCAAACGCACAAACTAGAAAAAACATACAGGAAAAACTTCCTAGTAAAATAAACAGTTTAAAAGAATTATTTTTAAATATTTACGATGAAAATACAGGAGGGTTTTACAATCCTAGTAACCCTAATTATGGTGCATATGAAGATAGATTAAGCGCTGATGAATTAGAATTTTTAAAAGGATTATAATGACTCAGTTTAATACTAAAGAAGAAGTTGTAGGTGCATTTAGGACAAAGAATCCACAGTTTGCAAACATAGATGACAATAAAGTTTATAATTATGTTATAAGTAACAAACCTGAGTACGCTATTGAAAGTCGTGAAGAGCAATATCAACTTAAACCTATTCCTTCTTTAGACGAATTAAGAAAACAGGAAGGAAATCCAACTGGAAATAGTATACTAGATTCTAATCCAATACTTAATACACTTAAAGATGGATACAATAGGTCTCTTACTGGAATGGCTCAAGCTCTTAAAGATAATAAGCAACAAGTGTTTGACCTAAAAGACTATGACCCTAATATAGTTCAAGATATAGGGGCAGGTTTAGTGTCTTTTTTTATGCCTATAGATTTTGCAACTACTATCGGTGGTGGTGTAGTAGGTGGTCTAGCCGCTAAGTCAGCGGCTAAAGCTACTGTAAGAAAATATATATTTAAAAAACTTACAAATAATGGAGTAAAGAAAGCAACCGCTATTAAAAGTGCAAACTTAGCAGTTGCAAGAGCTCAAGCTGTAGGTGCAGGGGCAAACACATTAGGTTTATATCAAGGTGCTAACTCTACATTATCTCAACAGTTAAAAAATGGAGATATAGAATTTAACAAAGTAGTTAAAGATTACGCTACAGGTAGTGCATTAGGAGCTATAACTGGTGGTACTAACTTAGTATTAAGTGAAAAGGGAGTTGGTGCACTAACCAGAGTAGGTGCAGATATAGGTATATTTACAGCTTCAGCACCATTAGCTAGGGGTGAAATATCAGCACCAACACCGCAAGATTTTATTAATTCAGCAGGTCTGGTATTAGGATTAAAAGGTGTAAGTAAAACATTTTCAGCAGGAAAAGATAAAATTTCTCCATATCTAGAAGACTATGTCAAGAATAAAAGACTTGATTCTATGACAGTAACAGATTTTTTATCAGCTCCAAAAGAAAAAAGAGAAAGACTTATTGATGACCAGTTGACAAGTTTAAGCAACAGAAGAGATGTAGAGAATATATACTATAGAAAAAAAGGTGCTCCAGTTAAAATAACTGGGAGAGATGGTGATAAAATTTTTACTGAATCCTTAGATGGTGGCTCTAAATTTAAATCATATAATAAAAAATATTTTGATGCTAATTTTAAAACAGAATCTTTTAGTAAAAACCCAGAGGTTGCTAGGTTAAAGACAGAAAGAGATATAAGAAAATTAGAAAAGCAACTTGGTATAAAAGAAAAAGATAAAGCTGTCAGTAGGTATGTAAACTCTGGTCTTGTTAAAAAAGAAACCTTAGATGAGGTTATGAAAAATACTAACTTAGGTAGAAAACCAGAGCTTAAAAAGTTTAATTCAAAAGCTGTATTTACTTATAGAGATAGGTTGATGAAAGATTATGATTTAAAACTTACTCTTAAAAAATTAGAAAAGGAAAAAATAATATTAAGTAAAGAGTCAAATAGTTTTTTCTTCGACACATTACTACCTAAAAAAGTAAGTAAACTTCTTGACCCATTTAGAGCTACAATAAACCAAGGTTCAAATGCTTTAGCTAGGAGAATACATAATGGAGATATGTATAGATGGGCAAAAGATGGTAGAGAAAGACAAGGTAGCGGTTTATCAGCTATGAAAGAAATTGGCTTACTAGATAAGCCTACAAATAAAGATATACAATCTCTTGCTAGAGCACTTGGTAAACCTTTCAAAGAAGTATCTGATAACTACAATGAGAATCTTACTGAGGCTGTAAGAGCTGGAAAAACTGAAGTCCAACAAGTATTAAATATAAGAAAAATATACGATAAATTTCACAATGAAGCTAGGATAGCAGGTGTTCCTGTTTCTGGTAAGATACCTAACTATCTTCCCAATATATCTAAAGAAAGTGTATCTGCAAAAATAATTAGAGATTTAGATAAAATTTCCAAAGAAGTGTATAAGACAGATAGAGATGCTAAAGAAAAATACGCAAATGCAACAGAGTTTTTTGACTACTTGGTAACTGCAATGATTGAACCAGATAAAATGGCTAGGCTTAATCCGGGAACAGCAAATATAATAGATACGGTTGTAAAAAATTCTCAGAATCTAATGAGCAAGAAAACTAGAAATGCTATAAACTATGTTAGGAATGAAAACAAACAAAGCAAACTATCTTATTTTAAAGCATTAAGCGATGTAGGTAATGAACTATATAGAGTTAAACACGGAAGAAGTGGTCACTTAGAAACAAGTAGAAAAAGAATACTTCCAGATAGTTATTATGAAAATGATATAGTAAAACTTACAGCTAGATATATTAGCGATGCTTCAAAAAGAACATCAGAAGTTAAGATATTTGGAAAAGGAACTGAGTATATAGACAAGCTATTAAAGAATAGAGATATAAGTCAAATAGATAAGGATATAATAGCAGAGCTACAAGCTCACGTATCTGGTTCTATAAACTATCAAAGTCAATATTCTAAAGGTAGGATGGGAAATATTATAAGCCAACAAAACATTGATAGAATTTTATTTTGGAATACAGCTACAAAAATTGGACTAGGTACAGCTACAGCTTTAAACTTAACTCAGCTCTTAACTTCAGCAGGTATGGAAGCTGGTTATGGTAGGATGCTTAAAGGTAGTTATAAGTATATAACTGATAAAAATTTTAGAAAACTAGTTGATTCTTCTGGAGCAGACCTATATAAAATATCTCACGAACTAATGGGTTTTTCAAATTCTGAGACTTGGCTTAGGTCATTTGCTGATGTAACAACAAAGTGGTCTGGTTTCAACAGTATAAACTCTGTTAATAATGTTATAGCCGCATCTACAGCTAGTGTTTTTGTAGACGACTTAATAAATATAGTACAAAAAGGTGGTACTTTAAGATTAGGAAATCTTTCTAGAAAGCAACAAGTTGCTTGGGCAAAAAACAAATTAAGTGTTTTAGGTATAGATATAAAAGATGTTCAAAGAAAAGGTAGGTTAAGTAACAAAAAAAGATTAGAAGTAATGGGTTCTTTTGCTGGTAGGACACAGCTACAAAGAGATTTACTTCAAGACCCTTTGTTTTTAAATAGACCATCTCTAAGATTGTTTACTCAGTTTAAAACATTTGGAGTTAGAAACGCTAACTATATGGCTAAGTCAATAGAGAATGATTTATATAATTACAACTTTATGCCTTTACTAAGATTAGCGGCAACAGGAATAGCTGGTGCAGGTATAGCTTTAAAAGCAAAAGAAAAAATTAGAAACTTTTTTTCGGGAGAAGAGTCTTTTGAACCTTAAAAATTTATTAATACATATGGTAAAGAAATCATAGAAGCTATCTCTTCAGTTGGTGCATTTGGTTGGTTTTCTTCTGTACTATCTCCATTAATAGAAGATGGTAAAGGATTTGGTTTTGTAGGTACGGCTAAGTTTTTAACTCTTCCAGCTTTTTGGTCTGATATTGAAAACGCATTTAAAATATTATCTTCTATGGAAAAAGACTTTTCTAACTATAAAGGAGAAGCTATAACTAGAGTACCAAATAAACTGCTTAAGTTAACTAACTCACCTATAGGTAGAGATATAGCTAAAGCAGTAGAGACTAAAGGATTAAAAGAGGGAAGAATTAAATCCTTAAGGTCAAGAAGGCTAGGTGATTTAAGAAGTGCTCTTATAGAAGATAGAGGTTCTGAAGCTAGGGCAAAAGCAAAACAAGATATTAGAGATTGGAATAGATACATATCAAGTTTACCTGCTTATTATAGAAAGTATAGAATAGCTCCAACAGATATTAGCATAGAAGAAATTATAAAAGCTATAAAAAGAAAAAGAGAAAAAGAAGTTTAATGGCTAGCATAAAAGATTATTTAAATACATCAGCTCCTTCTTCTACAGGAGTACATAGCAATATAGACAACTTAATATTAGAAGCAGAGTTAAATAAGTTTGATAAGACTGGTGTTATGTACGCAGATAGAAGAGGTCAGTATGTAGGTGGCGTAGACCCTGTTGTAGAGAACGTAGCTATGTCTCCTATACTTACATTGAAAAGCTTAGGTGATGTAGGTAGAAGAATATTAAGTAAGACTGGTTTACGTAATCCAGTATCTCATTATACTGGAGGATTATCCGCAGAGAATATATTAAAACAAAAAAAAATTGTAGGGTTTGGAGAATTTCCGGGAAGAGGTTATAAGTCTGGAAAATATGCAGGTGCTGTTTCAGTAACTAGAGACCCTTTATTTGCATCGAGACCTCATCACAGTATAGGAACAGATATTAAATTTGTATTAGATAGGGATGATATGATTAAAAAAGGGTTTTCTTTAGAACCTATAGCAGTTAATAATTATAAGAAAACACTTAACAGATATGACTTACCACCGGTAACTCTTAAAAAATATCAAGAGATACATGGAGTTTCTCCTAACCAAATGAACCCTAGGTTTGAGTTTGAAGAAAGAGTTCTTGGAAAGATTCCTACTGACAATGTTAAACTTATAGATATACTTAGGCTACCTTTAAACTCAAGTAATAGTTCTCAAGATTTATTAGAGTTAATATCTAGACTTTCTAAAACTAAAATACCTATTATAAAAAGTTTAGAAGCTGAAGACAGACTTAAAAAAGTAAATATAAAATCAAATAAAGATTTAGAAAATATATATCGACTTATAAAAGAAACACCTACTTACAAATTCAACCCTTTTAAAAAACGTAGGCAACCTTTTTCTTAAAAAGGATTAGGCGTACCTCTTACCCCATCACCTCTATTATTAGCCATAGCTACAGCTTCTTGCTCTGAGTCTGTTACTGTACAACTGTTACCGTGATAACCTACCTCACAAGAATTAGTTTGCCCATATCTATTCTTAGCTACTATAAGCTCTAAGTAGCAATCACTATTGCCATCATCACCATATCTAGATACCCAAGGGTAATGAGAGAATACTACTATCTCTGCGTCTTGTTCTAAGTTACCAGACTCTGCTAGGTCAGATAACCTAGGCACTCTATCATTTCTATGCTCCATATTTCTATTCATTTGAGATACTAGTATAACAGACATATCCTCTGACTTAGCTAACCACTTATAGTTTCTACTTACATCTCCTATCTTAAGTCTTAAGTCTCTTCTATCTTGAGGAGGATGCTCTATCAATCCTATATGGTCATCAATAACTACGTCCGGCTTAACTGCCTTTATCTCTCTAAATGTATTCTCCATATCCCTAACATCATCAAACATAAATAACTTACCATTATATAACTCTGATATTTTGGCAGACACATCTTCTATTACTTTACTATCTATATCTATATTGTTACGAAGGTTTCTGTATTGTATAGCATCTGATTCCATAGCTAAGAACTTCTTCATCATCTCTGTGTTAGGCATCTCTCTATTAAACATAGCCACTTTCATACCTTGGTGTACTAGATTCCTAGCTATATTAGCTGATACTGTAGTCTTTGCATTACCCGGTCTACCTGCTATAATAGTTATTTCACCTCTAGTCATACCGGTAATTACCCTATCTAAGGTATGTATACCTGTCTGTATAAGGGTAGTAGAATTAAATATAGATTCTTTAGTCTTATCTAATAAACCATCTATGTTAAAAGTCTTATTAGGTTGTAGCTTTATTATATTACCTATGGTAGTATGTGCATCTTCTAATAATCTATTCGTATCAAGAGAACCATCGTTTATATCATTTGATATAGTATGCATTTGCTTATCTAGTATTCTTCTTAGATAATAAGAGTGTAATCTCTTTGCATATGTATTAGCTTTTGATGGTGAGATAACCTTTTCCAAGAACCCACTAATCTCATACATAGAATGATAACCATCCTTAGAAGAACCAACCTCTTCACATACTGTATTTAAATCTATATCAATACCTCTGGAGTGTAGCTTATCTAATGCTTTCCAAACCTTTTGATTGAACGATGAGTAGAAGAAGTCATCATCCGGTATCCATTGTTTAACAGGGTCTATATACTCACTATCCTGTATTAAGCATCCTAACAATGCTTTCTCTAATTCAACACTATTCATATTAATCCTTTAATTTTGGTGGTATCCTATCTAGGTTCTTTCTCTCATACTCTTGCCGTAGTAAGTAACTCTTGTTCTCGTTTTTTATTACAGCAGATAAATACCTTATACCATAACCTTTATCTATACCACTTTTCTTTGCAAACTTATTTATAGATTCAATAACAATGTTATCATCTATGCCTTGTATTTCTGTAAGTAAACCACAAATATCTACATCTTGTATATCCCAATGAGTAGAGAGATTAGAAACTATTTTATCCACAACCTCTAAAACTCTAGGAGACCTAGCTAATCTTAATCTCTCTAAACTCAATGAAACATCTTTCTTGTTTATTGTGCCTTTACATAATGGACACTTAGCCACAGGAATCACAATCCTTTTTATTTAATGGTACGTTATTAAATATGGTAGGATTTAAATACTTATCTCCTACAACTTTGCCTGCAGAATCCATACTTCTAGTTTCATAAGGTCTCTTACACTTAAGACATTTATAAACTTCTGAAGTACTAACTTCTTTAATCTTCTTGCCTTTAAACTTCCTGTATATTTCTGTACTACCACTTGCAACATCTACACACTTCCAATCTATCCAATCTTCTCCTAAATAGTAAACTAAATCAGCGACTTTAGCTTTTGAAATATCTTCGTACTCCCCGTAACTTCTTTTATCAGAGATATTAATGTTAGAAACATTGTCATCTCTATTATAACGTACGACTTGCCTCTTGACTCTTTTACTAATTGAAGGTGTAATCCCTCTATTTCCTCCGAAGGTTTCAACCATTCTGCTATCCTTTTTCTTACTTTACATTGTACTGTAAATTCTTCTATTACCATATCTACTTCAGCGTGTAATCCTAAAGACCTACCATCAGAACCCCACGCTCTCTTTGAATCTAATCCAAACTCAAGAGCTTTATTAACACACTCTCTCTCGTAACGATTACCTTTTGCTTTGCTTTTTGATGGCACGTCTACTCCTTCTCTTCTTTCTCTTCTTTGGGAATGGACTCTCCAGAAACTTTATTAATCCCTTGCCTGCCTTCTGTAAGAATGTCATCTATTCTCTCCTTCATAAACTTAGTATATTTTTCTGTATCTCCCTTCATCTCTAGGTAGTTATATAGAAAGTCACTAAGTATTGTTAACGATGATTTATTAGATAAAGCTATCTTAGTTAAAACATCTAGTTGTTTTATTACTTCTCTATTAGTTATTTTATTTTTTCTTTTCATAGATTCCTTTATAGAGAAAGGGGAGCTGAGTGCCAACCCATTAATTTAAACACAACACTATATTCTAGTACAAATATAAGAAACACTCCCTGCTTACTTATTTTATTCTGTTTGCAGGATAAGAGGTTATTGTTTTAATTAAGCTCCCCAAGTCTCTAGTTATTTAAAGATTATTTTCTATTCTATTTAACCTTATAGTAATGAACGCCCATAAAGCAACTCCATATAAAGTTTGTATAATAGTGTCAAACTCTTGTGTTTGTAATATTTCTATCATAGTATATTCTAACATAGTCTCTCCTTGTTTAAAGTTAAGAGGGTGTTTAATGGTACACCCTCAAAACCATTAGGCTTACTTAGTTGTCAGACTATATGTAGCAAACCCCTTTTTATTTATGCTAGTAGTTATATCCATACTAAACGTAGTACGCAGTACGTGTATAATTGCGGCTAATCTGTAGGCACCAAATCTACTGATAGCTGATTTCGCTGTTAAGTTCTTTCCTGTATTTAGAAAGTTCATTACTTTAACCACTTGGCTTTTTCTTTTTCTAGGCATTTTGCCTCCTCTTTGTATTTGCTTCTTAGCTTTTTAATTAATAGATAGTCTTCATTACTGTTAAGTTCATATACACTTCTATACTTTAGAACATCTCTTGCAGTTGAAGTCATATATTCCAAACCTTCTAGCCATCCGAACTTGCTAGTAAATTTATTTTCTATCTCATTCCATTTTGCTACTGTCATTAGGTACTCCACCGTATTCATCATAAACTCTACTAGGATATAACTCTTCTTCGTCTGTCGTCATACCTTCTGCTATATTCATCTCCGCTATCCTATTGTACTCTTTCTTGAGCTTATCTTTCAAAGCCTTAGCGTCTTTTACATACAAGTCTGAGTCTTTATGATAATGAATTAATACGTTTAGAGACCTAATGATTACTTCGTATTCGTTATTAGTTACTTTCATTTAGAATGGCAGGTCGTCTACGTCTACTTTACCATTCTTCCAAGAGAAAACATTGAACGCTTTAGGACTTACCATATCTTCACCATCTCTATTAGTCCAGTTCTCGTGCTTTACTCTTATGATTGCAGGTTTACCCTCTGAGTTTGTAGGAGTTAATGTAGGTAGTGCGAACACTTTCTTACCATCTACTTCTTTCTCTTCAGGAGATATACCTAATGATTCTAAAACCTCTTTAAACTCTCTATTACCTCCAGAGTTAGGCTCTAGGTTAGGACTATTAGGGTTCTTAAACCTAAAGAAACCTTTAGACCTTACTGTCTTACCTACGAATAAGTTCCCACTATGTTCTCCGAATTGTTTATCAGAGTTCTCAGCGGCTAACTTAAATGTTAGATTGTAGATGTCAGCCATATACTTACCTCGTATAACGACATCTTCTTTCATAGTAAATTCCTTTACGTGAGCATAGTACTCACCCTCTGGAATCATTACATTAGGTTTATCTAGTGTTGGGTCATAGTATGATTCACCACCCATAACACCACCTAATACTTCATCTATTGAATTACTCATTTATTGCTTCCTCTTTTAACTGATTTATTCTACTTATTACTTTACTCATATCTCGCTTCTCTACATCACCATTTTCTATCGAGCTAGATATTTTTACTTTCCACTCTTCGTCTAAGCCTTCCATCTCTGCTGTCAAAGTCTCTATATCTTCTTTACTTAACGAAGGGTCTTCCACTCTATTACGATACACATCATCTGCTATGTTTAGGTACATATTAAAAGCCTTCTTAATACAATCTGTATTAGCTGATTTAATATCATTACCTACATCAACGAACCCACTACCATCTCTCTTCTGCATTATTCTATGAGCCGCTGTCATATCACCTAGTCTCCATATACCACCCTCGTACCATTTCAATCTTCCGTGTACCATAAATGCCTCACTACCTAGGTTGTCTGTATTAACTATAGTCCAAGACCAACCCGGATAATACTTGTCTGCAACTGAACGCATATAAGAATACTCTACATAATCTGTTCCCATCTTATTCTTTACAAAAGACTTCGGGGTATCTAGGTTAGATACAGACTCGTGTAAGTCCCTTATTAAATTCAATCCTATGTCAGTAATTATCTCTGTAGGACTTTCTATTATTTGAACCTCACTACTCATTCACACTCCTTTCTTTTACTTTTATTATCTGTGCTGATAGATATACACAAGCATCAAGCAACTCTTCTAAAGTCTCTTGCATCCAATCTCTACCATCGTATACATCTAACTCTTGGTTATATTCTCTCTTTCCTTTCTCTAGCCTTTCTTCTATGAGAGAAATTATATGTTTATTATCTTTAGACATCTAAGCCTCTGCTTTATTAGAAGATAGCAGACCACTAATTATAGAGTCATCATCTGTTAGCTCTTTGGCTCTCTCTAACGACTTCTTAAACTCTGGTAGTTCTTCTTCTTGATTTGCTACAACTACCATCAAGTGCATCAGAGCCATCTCCATTTCTATAACTCTATTCTCTATGTCATCTATCTTATTTAGTATTTTTGTCTTTTCCAAAATGCCAAACCTCTACTATCTCTGTTTTCCAATTACCTTCTCTATTTAAATTATTAGAGAACAACTCTGCATCTCTTCTCTCTTTAAATAATCTCTTTGGGTATTTGTTATTTACTTTATTAGAGAAAGCACCACCTCTTATCATCCACCAATCAGAGCCATCCCTAACTTCTTTTATTGCCCACGTTCTACATTTATCTACACTATCTTTAGTCATTACACCTCCTTAATTTACGTATGGACAAACATCTCTTACAGAACAATAAGACTTACACTTAATACCATCCCAAGTCTCACTATCTGTACACTTACTAGGTAGTGTCTTGCTCTCTAGTGCTTTAAGTAGTTCATCTTTCTTTTTATAGAACTTATATTCCAAGTGCTCATTATCTATAAAGGGAACTTCTATCATATATATATTTCTATCAATACCTCTGCTAGTTGCTACTTGTAATCCACCATCTCTAACTGTAGCTTGTATATACATACTGTTTACTTCCAGACCTTTTTGTTTCTCTAGTAAGTATCTGTAGAAGTTTAACTGCCATCCCCAATCTTCTAGGTCTGCTTTATCTTTATCTATATAAAACTCTTTTACTCTTCTAGGTGTACCCTTCTTCCCGTGTCTACCACTAGTCTTATATACTTCAGTAGGATGAAAGGAATGTCTTACCTGTACACCTAAAGCCTTAGCTATCTTATATGAGCCAGACATTTTATAATCTACTAACATCTTTCTCTCTACATCATACAAGTCTGCAGTTCCTGTTATACCATCATACTCTAGTTCAATCTCTGTCATCTGACTAGAGCTATCTAGTGCTGACTTCTCTAGTAAGTCGTGATGTCTTGTACCTGCTATAGAGAATGCTTGTGAGTCTGGAGACTCAAAGTAATCTGTTGTTCTTTGTAGATATGCCTGACAAGTACCACTTAATAACTCTGTAGTAGAAGGCATCCTATCAGAAGGTCTCTGCTTAGACATCTCTAGTAATGTAGGTAGGGTAACACCCATTCTACCTAAGTCTACTTTATTATTAGCTACATCCTCTAGTGATATTGTATCTCCGTCAGGGTATCTAAATCCAATTAATGACATCTCTTCTTCCTCTTCTTAGCTTCTTTATGCTTAGAAGTTACACAGCATTTACTACTTGTGCAAGTATTTTCTGTCTTTGTAGACAAAAAGTTTCTAACTTCTCTAAACCTAGCCTCTTCATCTAAGTGTTCGTAGTCTAATAGTAATGATTTTACTTTACCCATCTCTCTTTCACCTCCTCTCTTTCTCCTTTAAAACTTGGAAAGCTCGATAGTTCAGCTTGTGAATCTATATACACCAACTCTTCTTCTAAGTTTTCTACATCTGATGTTACAGAAGATACTGCAATACCATAATCTTCTAACTCATTAGATATAATATACTCTATAAAACTTTCTAGAGTTACACCTTCTTGTAGAATCCTATGGTCTCTCTCTGTGTTATTGTCTACATTTAATTGTAGGTTTATTACTTTTTTCATTGTACTTCTCCTTTTTAATTTAGTTATAATTATTTTCAATTGCTACGATTAATATACGAGCTTCCATGCTTTCTTATATGTCTCACCGACAACTCCACATTGAATCAATCTCTGGCTGTGTAGGTAGTCTGCTTCTCTCTCTCCTATCTCTCCATCTTGGTAGTAGTCTTCAGGTGCATGGTCTGGAAACATAATAGCACCTATCTGTTCCTTGTTTAATTTTCTGTAATCAATCCCAACTTCTGTAAGTGATTCTATTGTATGCTTATCCAGTTTCATTGTACTTCTCCTTGTTTATATTATAAAAACTTATACTGTCTCTTAAGAAAGTAAGAGTGAAGTTCATCACCTAGTACTTTCTTAAATTTATATTCTGTGTTATCTCCTAGAAACTTATCTATATGTTCTTTACTACTCTCTAACTCTATACCTTTTTCTATAATTGCATTTAGTATACGAATCCAATTACGTATCTTAGTAAAGTTAGTAGTTCCAGAGTGTAGTCTAAACTCTAAGCTACCGTGAAAGTATCTAGAGTGTATATTGAGACCACAGTATCTAGCGTCATTATACTTATCTGCACTAGGGACAGAGTCCATACTCTCATAGTAGATGTCTATTAAATCTTCTTCGCTATCTACTCTTAATAGGTCGTCTATACTTAATGGAAACTCTTGACACCATCTAGAGTCTTGTCTAGAGGGAGGCATCATAGATTTTAAGTATGGCTCAAACTCTTTATACACTATTGCTATATGAGCAACCTGCCTATAGGTTAAGTCAGTAGAGTCAAAGTGTATATGTAATCCACAACTAGAATTTACTGTTGCGTCGTGTTCTTTTGCCCAATCCGACAAATCTCTTATCTGTTGTTGAAGTATATCCCCACTTGAAGGAGAGCTTACCATCTCTATTCCTTCATACTCTGATGGTGGACTTATAGAGCCATCATAAGTATGAGCCCAATTCTTAGGATAGTACATACTATCTTGAACAGGGTATACACATTCAGATTCTATGCCTACTAACCTCTTAACATTTAAGTAGTCAAATGTTTCTGCTACCCTAGACCTGCTAGGAGGCTCTGCATTCTCTATTCTATCCACACATATAGATAAACCACAAGGTTCACATTCTTCACAGTATGGCTCATCATCATACCAATATGCATTATCTCTATGTATCTCATATTCGCAATCATAACAATGAGTGTAATTTTCATAGTAGCAATCGCTACAATAGTAATCACCATTAGATGAAGTTAAATGGTCTTCTAAGAGAATCTCAGTACTGCAAGACTCACACTCGCAATACTGT